TCTATTATTACAGCTTGAGCAATTAAAGCTATAATCAAAACCAAAACTGCCATCATTGAAATTAAAATTGATTTTTTCATACTTTGCCTATTGCTCCTGTTCTTTTTACATTCCCTTTAGAATCTACTCTGAATACAACGAAACCATGAGAGTCTTTTATTTCCCAAGTATCAACTCCTGCAGAATCACTTAATTGTGTTATCTTAGCTCCTAAGGCAGCACCTAAAATCCCACCACCCATCATAGCCACTTAAATCCCCTCTAATACTCTCACTTCAGAAGTTGAAGTTGAAGTTACACCATACACTGCTGGACCTGATATATCCATTGGTAATTGTTCACCTGCCTTTAAAGGGTATCCATCATCTTTAGTTACATCTGCATCCCCTAGAAAAACTGTATTAGATCCTTCATTCCTCATAAGTAAGCTCCCCCTTCCCACTGTGGGAGTTGTTGGAATCTGAGTTGTAGAAGTACCAACAGTAACTACACTTTGACTTATCTTTGATATTGCTTGACCTGCCATTTAATCACTTCTTACTTTTACCTTTCTTCTTTGATTTTCTTCCTGGTGATTTCTTCTTTGCATTCTGAGAATTGTTCTTCCTTCCATCATCTGCAAGGTCTGCTTCCAGTTCTTCAACTCTATCTGCCTGCTCTTTTATTCCTGCTTCCTTATCTAGTATTGGCTTAATCTTAGCTGGAATGTTGTCCCCTTTGTTCAGAGTTATCCATTCATATTTGTCTGCATGTCCGATTGGATTTAGAAATCTAAAACTTCTCCTAGGGCCAGAATACTTCTTTGGCTCTTCTTGCTTTGGTTCTTTAACTATTTTTTTCTTTGCCATTTTGCCTCCTTAACTTTACTCGAATATTATTCTTGATATCTTTTCTTTGACTAAAAAAATGGTTTTTGCTGAAGCTGCATCATCTTGGACTCCCACATAAGGAATTAAATCTATGTCATTAGTTAATGCTCCACCTACATAGACTTCCTTGTTGTCGATGTAGAAGTGTGGTTTTCTGTCTGAATCAATGACAATCTTAAAATAGTAAATTGTGCTTGCTGCAACTGCAATTCCTGTATCGTATTCTACATCTGTATCTGCAATACTTGTTGTTGCTTCCCAATTTGCTACAGCTGTGTCAAACCTAAAATAAGCTGCATCGGCATCTGTTATTACTGTAGATGTATTCGTAAGTTTCAATCCAGCCCAGATAGTTATATCTGCTATTGAAGCATCAGTCTTTATTACTGCTTCCCAGATAACTTGGTTTTCTGTTCCCCATAAGATACCAGCCCATGCTGTTTGGTCTGTGTCTAGATGGGGTGCTATGATTACTTGGTCTGAACCTGAACCATCAGTCTCTAATTCAATTCCACCAACTATACTTGAAAAAGTAACATCATCAGTTGAAGCATTAGTTCCAACCACTTCAAAATCTTTATTTGCAATAACATATGCTGCTAAAACGGCTGCATCATCTGCATCAGGGTCAATAACCATATCACCATTAACACCTGGTTTCTTTGCAAAATTCTCCTCTAAGACATAGCGTTTATAACTCTCTACATTAGGCTCCTGAAATATTATTGGTGTATCTGTTTCAAGCGGTCCTGAACTGTAAGGTGGTGCTGCTGGTCCACTATCCCCTTTGTGAAATCCTCTATGTTTTACCATTTTTAACTTGATTCAAATATTACTCTTGATATCTTTTCTTTGACTAAAGTTATAGTCTTTGCATTTCCTTCTACCCCAACATAAGGAACTAAATCAACATTATTAGTTAATGCTGCAGAAACATATTTTTCCTGGTTGTTAATATAGAAGTGCGCCTTTCGGTCTTCATCTATTACAATTTTGAAATAATAAATTGTGCTTGCTGCAACTATAACTCCAGTGTCATATTCTGTGTCTGCTACACCGCCCACTGAATGAACTGTTTCCCAATTTGCAACACCTGCATCAAATCTGAAGAATGCTTGGTCATCATCTGTAGCTATATCTTGGTCATTAGTAAGCTTTAATCCGGCCCAAATAATGATACCTGCTACACTTGCTCCAGTTCTTATAACTGCTTCCCAGATAACTTCATTCTCTGTTCCCCATTCAATATTTGTCCATGCTGTCTGTCCTGTATCAAGATGTGGTGCTATGATTACTTGTTGTGCAGCAGTGCTGTCTGTAGTTAATAATAGCCCCCCTTCTGTAGCTGAAAAAGTTACATCATCAGTTGTGGCTCCTGTGCCTAGAACTTCAAAATCCTTATTTGCAATAACATATTTTACTAACTCTGATGCTGAGTCTGCATTTGGGTCAATAATCATGTCAGCATTAATACCTGGTTTCTTTGCAAAATTCTCTTCAAGAACATATCTTTCAGAACTTTCTACATTAGGCTCTTGAAATATTATTGGTGTATCTGTTTCAAGTGGCCCTATACTGTAAGGTGGGGATGCTGCGCTCCCATCTCCTCCATGAAATCCTCTGTGTATGCTCATCTTTCAATCACCGACACACTATGAATATGTTGTGTATTCCTGTTGATATTGACCCTAGTGTGATTACTCCTGTTGATGGAACCCATGTTGATGTTTTGTCTGCGCCTGCATCATCCTGGACTAAAGTGTTCAGTATTTCCTTGCATACTGCCCCTCTTCCGTCAGTTACATCTGTGTTCAAGTCTATCACATGGCCTGTTGCTGCTGCTGCACTTGACTGTATTTGAATGAATTTCAAGTCACCTATTACCATTATTTTTCTGAATGTTTCAACTACTGATGTTGTCATGTTCTTTTACCTCCCTATTATTAATATATTATGGATTCCTTCTGTCAGTACATTGCCGTTACCCATAGTGATTATTCCAGTTGCAGGGTCAAAAGTTCCTGTAAAATCTGCACCCAAATCATCCTGAATCAATGTCAACAATACTTCCTTCAATACTGCGCCCCTTCCATCTGTTGCATCTGTGTTCAGGTCTATTAAATGCCCATCATCACATTCTGCATTTGTCTGTATTTGTATGATTTTTAAGTCACCAAATACAGCTGTCTTTCTGTGAGTTTCAACTACATCCGTCATAATAATTCCTCCTTTTCAAGTTTAACTGATAGTTGATATTTGGGAGCAGCTTGCTTCAAATACATTTATTAAAGCAAGATATTCCTTCAACATATACTTATTGCTATCGTTTCCCTTAGCCAACTCTTCATAGGTTGTATCTTGCAATACGGCCATAAAGATATATCTCTGGTCTAAGAATAGGATTCTTCTAGCTCCTGAAGTTGTTGGCATGAATCTATCTTTGATAAAGTCTACACCATCAAAGTTGAATGTGCCAGGTATTCCGAATGGTATATTTTCAGCAGGTGGCGCCATTTGTCTCTGGAAGTCCATTAGTAAGCTCTTGATATAATTATGTGTGCTTACATCTGTAACTGCTAAAGATACATTACCATTTGCATTGAATGTAGTAGCTAGTTCTGCCCTGATGTCAACAAGAGTTACACTTGCTCCAAGTGCTGTGTTATTTGTATCAATTAATAGAATCAATCCATCTGGTTCTTCAGGGTTGGTTGATGCATCTCCATTGATAATCATATCCTCTTCTGCTTCCTTGATGCTTACAGTTTTAACTGCTAGGTCAAGTTGTGTAGGGTCAATGAATCCTCTCATTGCAGCTATTGATGGACCAGTTATCCTTCCAACAGCATATAAGAATTTTATTCCTACTGATACTCTGTCATAGGTGTCAACTTGGTCTGCTTGTGCTGCATCCTCAAAGTTCCAGGCTGCCCCGCCTTTTGCTGTTAATGGGATGTAATCATAAGTCATTCCCTTTGTTGCTCTTCTTGGAATTAACTCTGTTAATGGAGTCATTCTCCTAGTTCTGTCAACAACTGATGGGTCAACATAAACCGGGATTAATGCTGTTCCTGCTGTTCCTGCATCGCCTGTTTGGGTGTCAATAGATTGTTTCTGAATCTCTAAAGTCTTGTTAAACATCGACTTACAAATTGTAGGTCTTTTGTCAATCTTGCTCCATGGATCATAATATAGTGCTGATTCTCCACCGTATGCATCTTTCTCAACTGTTAATGCTCCACCGAATCCTCTCTCGAAAATCTTCTCAGCTGATTCTGTTGGTCCTGCTCCCCATTGTATGTTACTCATTTTGCCCCTCCAATTATAGGTAATTTTCCTTCTTTCATCATCTTCTCTGCTTTATCTTCTAGTTCTTCAGGTGTCTGCTTTATTAAATCTCTTTGAACTTTTAGCATTGGTGTATTGTCCATGATTGCATCAATTTTCTTGTCAACCATCTTGTCAACATCTTCTACAGATAATGACTTTCCTTTATCTTTGTCCTTGTCATCATCCTTATCATCTTCTTCTTTCTTCTTAGGTGGTTCTTTCTTTGTCAATGTTTCAATAATATCTTTAGGAATCTCTGCATCTGATAGTGCTTTCTTGATTTCGTCAAGCTGTGCGCCTTGTTTTTCAACAATGATTTCCTTTGCCTTCTCAATCTTTTTTGCTAGTTTGGCTTCTGTGTCCTTTAATTCTTCAAGCAAACTCTTGGAGCAATCATCCCCTATTTCAGCTGCTTTTAGAACCTTTTCAACATCTTCGGATTTTGAGCCTTTCATAGCTTCGACAATCTCTTTAGCTTTATTTAACTCTAATTCTGCTTCTTTTTCTTTTGTCATTTTATCTCCCTCTTTTAGTTTTTCAAGATTTAGCTGCTTAGCAACTGCCATAATTTGAGCATGTTTATTTGCTGGAATCCCTACAAAAGAAGCTTCTAAGATTTCTCCTTCAGTCCAGCGTTTGTATTCCTTTTCTTCTATAGTTACTGTATCTTGTTTAGTAGGAATAGCACCAATAGAAAGTCCAATCTGCGCGCCCTCATCAATCATGCCTTTTATAATCTTAGTCATTGGATTACTCATCAGCCACTTAGGTTCTGCAGTCAATGCATTGTGTCCCTTCTGCTCTACTAATTTCTTATTCTCCCAGGAACAGACTTGATTCAATACAGAATTCTTATGGTCTATTAAACCAATAACATTGTTATCCAATGAACCTTCTAAGAAACTTTTACCGACAATTTCGTTTTCTCTATCGACAGAATCATCAGAAAGTGTAGCTAAATATTTGCCATCTACCGTCTTGGTAATTCCGGCATGCATATTGAATTGTTTAAATTCCTTACTCATAAATTATATAATAGTTGAGGTCATATATATACCAATTTGTTAGAATCAGTTTTCTGTCTTTTTGCCGTCGATAGAGAATCCGATAATTGACCTGCAATTCGGATGAGCAGGAGGATTCATAAAAGACTTTCCTGTTTTCTCATCTATGAACTCCTCATCAAATGGAATTCCAACTGTTCCATACTTAGTCTCTAATCTTTTGCAAATATCAGAAGTAGCACCATCAAGTATAGTCATCCATATCTTGAATCCGTCCATTGATGCATCTTTATATCCCTGCAACTTACCTTGATTAATAAATCTATTTGTCTCTGTTCTGGCAATTCTCTCAGCTTGAACATCTTTAGCAGTTGTAAATATTTTCTGCACCCTTTCTTTAATTTCTGTTCTGCTATCCTTATTTGTAACTCCTTCACTTACTGAATTAAGAATGTCCTGCCTGAGTT